AGTACATCATGTCGATCATGCCGTCGCCGGTCAGACCGTTGGCGGCGCCGCTGTTCACCGTGGCGATCGCGCCGTAGGGGTGCCGGGCCGCGTTGGCGCCGCCGGTCACGTACGTCAGGATGCCGTACGGCTTGTTCGTGCCGTTGCCGGAGAGGAAGGCGATGCCCTCCTGGCGGGCGAACTCGGTGTCGACCTCCTCGGCGAGCCAGGTCTCGAGGTTCACCGCCGCGTCGTCCAGGAGCTGCTGCGAGATCGCCGGATTGGCGTAGAGCTCGCCGGGCGTGAAATCGAGCGACCCGATCTGGGGCGTGGTGGTGGCAGGCCGCGAGGCGGTCTCACCGACCCAGCCGGAGCCGACGGCCCGGTCCGAGAACAGCTTCTTGAAGCCGGCCACCGAGATCGCCTGCACGCGGGCATTGGCCCGGATCGGCGAGATCTGCTTGAGCTTCATGCCGATGGTGCGGTCCCACTCGATCGGAGCGAGGTAGCCACCGTTGCCGTCCGTGCCCTTGTCCATGGCGGCGGAGACGTTGCCGGTCCGCATCCAGGCCTTGTAGGCGGCCATCTTCTCGGGGCTGGTCGGCGGCAGATCGCCGATCGGGCCGCCGGTGCCGATCTGGGCCGCGGCGAGCTTCGCGTTGACCTCGTCCAGCGCCTTCTGGGCGTTGACCGCGTACTCGTCGACCTTCTTCTGGAGATCACCGACGGCGGCGTTGATCCGCTCGGCCTTCTCCGAGGCGACCACGTCGGCGCCCTTCTTGATGTTCTCCTCGTTCTGGGCCTTGAAGTCCTCGAAGGCCTTGGTCAGGTCGGCGAGGATCTTCTTCGGGTCGGAGGCATCCGCCCGGATGGAGGGGCTGAGGATGCCGCGCGGGCGATTGCCGAGCGCGAGCAGATGCGTCGGCGCAGCCTTCGCGGCCGCGACCGGGGTCACATTATTCATCGCGTCACCTATTAAGAGCGAATTGCAGCCATCAGGTCGGTCAGTCCCGACCACTCGTCAGTCGCGGCAGAGTCTCTCATGCCAGCTACAGGAGCAGAGTCGCTCATGCTCCTGATCTTCTTGATGTGCTCGCGGGCGTCGTCACGGCTCATGCCAGAGGCGATAAGCTGGCGCTCCATCCCGCGGAGCACATTCACATCCTTGTCTTCGGCCTTGGCCTTGTCGTCGACCTTGGTCTTGTCGGCGGTCATGAGGGCGTCGGCGAAGCCCTTCTCGATCGCCAGCGAGCCGCTCATGTATGTCTCGTCATCCATCATCTTCTGAATGACCTTGGCGTCGAGGCCCGTGCGCTCGGCGTAGACGTCGGCCATGGCCCGGTCGAAGGGCTCCAGGAAGGCCGCCATCTCCGCGAAGTCGTGCCGGTTGCCGCCGCCCATGACGGAGCAGTTGTGGATCATGATGAAGCTGCCGGAGCCGATCTCCACCTTGTCGCCGGCCATCGTGATGATGGAGGCGGCGGAGGCGGCCATGCCGAGCACCTTCACCGTCACGTCCTGCGGGTGCTCGCGGAGCGCGTTGTAGATCGCGATCCCTTCGAACATATCGCCGCCGAACGAATTGATGTGCACCTCGACCGGGCGCGGGCCGATCGCGCGCAGAGCGGCGACCGTGCGCTTCGCGGTGATGCCCTCGCCGGTCCAGAAATCCTCGCCCACCATGCCGAACATGGCGATCACGTTGTCCCCGACCTCGACGGCGCGGACGCCGGAGGCATCAGCGCTCCACTTCTCGATCACGGGCGGCGGGGTGTAGGCCGAGACGTTCTTCTTGGCCGGCAGCGGGAGCGGTCCCGGGCGCTTGCGATCACCGTCGGCCTTGATCTTGCCGATCATGCCCTTCGGACGCTGCGCCTTCGCGAGGCTGTCGAGCTCCTGACTGGCAGCGATGCGCGGGCGGCGCGCAGCGGCCTCCTCGCGGCTGTCCTGCTCCGCCAGGGAGGGCTTCTGCTTGTCGTCAGCCATTGGCCGTGCCTCCGTCGAGCGCCGGCCCGCCGTTGTGGCCGATCATCGGGTTGCCGAGGGTGTCGCCGTCGGGATTCGGCGGCATGTCCTGCATCTCGCGGACCTCGTTCGGGGTCATCCAGGCCTGCTGCCCGCCGGCGCCGAGCGCCTTGGCAAAGAAGTCGGCCTGCGCCGCCATCGAGCCCCGCAGGAGCGCGCCGGCATTGAACTTGACCTCGTACTGGTCAGCTTCGTCGTCGGTGAGGAGCGAGCGCTCTGCGGCCTGCTGCCAAGCCTCAAACCAGGGATTCAGCCCGTACCGGACGAAGAACTGCCCGAGGACGTCGATGCCGGAGCCCCAGGAGGTCTCGTCGATCATCAGCAGCGGCCGCGGCACGCCGAAGATGCGGGCGATCTCCTCGAGCTGCCGCCCACGGGTCTCGTTCGACTGAGCGTCCTTGGCGTTCGATCCGAGCGCCTTGTATTCGAGCCCCTCCTCGAGGATCGGAGTTGCGCCGGCGTTGTCAGCACCCGAGAATCGGCCATTCCAGTATTGCCGGAGCCGCTCCAACGCCGGCGCGCTCAGCGTCTTGGGGTGCTGGAGCACGCCGTTGACGAAGCTGCCCTGACGGTAGAGGCGCGAAAGGGCGAGATCCGCCGCGATCGCGAGGCCGATGGCGTCCGCCGCCTGCCTCACCAGCGACATGCCGCAGATGCCGTCTTCCGACATGCTCCGCAGGTGGAACACGTCGAGCGGGTCGAAGATGGTCTGGCCACCGGATTTCGGCTGGTAGCGGTAGGACACCGAGAGGTCGGCGTTCTGAATCGGCGTGACCCGGTCCGGGTTCAGCGGCACCAGCCCGGTGATGACCGGCTTGCCGCCGCGGCGAATGTCTCTGGACCGGATGATCCGAGCGTACCCATTGCCCTTCACGAGCGCGTGGTGCTGCAGGAGCGTCTTCAGGTCGTAGGCGGTCTGGAAGTTGTTCGGCCGACGGTGCAGCACCTTGAACAGGGGCAGCTCCCGGGCCTTCTCCTTCGTGTCCTTCTCCACGACGTGCAGCGGCAACATGCCGATCGACTGCGAGACGAGGCTCACCGATCGGAACACGGCGGTGTTCCGCATCGCCTTCTCGACGCTGACCGTGACTCCCGAGGTGGAGACGTTGCCGCCCCGCAGGAACTCGACGACAGCCGGGTCATCCAGGCTCAGGAAGGCCATGGCCTCCGCGCTCGGGAACACCGGCGCAGCGGACTGCGGCTCCGGCGTCGCGGCCGAGCGAAAGAAGCTGAACAGGCCCATCCGAACCTCAGACCAGGAGGAGCCCGCGGTCCTCGTAGACCGAGCGGATCGTCAGCGGCTGGGGATCCTCAGCCATGAGCACGACGGCATCGAATCCCGCCATCGCGACGTCGATCTTCTTCTCGCCGACACCTTGGCGAGTCGCCCGGATGGCGGTCGCCGTCGGCTCGATCTTCAGATTCGACACGCACCACGCGGCCAGACCGGACCCGGAATGCACCAGAGTCCCATTGGCGAGCTTCCGCTCCGCCGTCTTGATCGCGTTCATCAGGCCGAAGCCTTGGTTCACGCCGCGGAGCGAGCCATTCTCGGCCGTGATACCGATGGCCTTCAGCTCCTCGACAAGCTCGCCCAGGCCGGCCGGGTCGACGCCCACGCCTCCGAGCAGGCCGCTGTCCTTCACCTGCCGTACGATCTCGACGATGTCCGACAGATCGGTCAGCTCGTCGTTGACGATAGTGAGCTCGCCGGCGGCTTCAAAGTCCCGCAGGGTGCTGGCCACCTGCTTGTGTCGGGCGAGAACGCCCTCGTGCGCCCACCCGTGCTGCCAGAGCATCCAGCGCTGGCTGTCGCGGTCCCGACCCAGGACGGCCAGGCCGAACAGGTCGTCGAGACCGCCGCCGTCGATCCCCACAACGACCACATCGGACCGCTCAAGAATCCATTCCAGGGTGATCTCGGGCCGGCCGCGGCGCTTCCAGAACTCGGCGCCGGCCCAGCGATCAGTGCGCAGGCCGAGGCCAATCTCGACGTTGAAGTGCTGGGAGGCGATCAGGGCAAGCTGGTGGGCCCCTTCCCTTTCCGCCTTCGTGACCTCGCGCTCGAGGTAGTTCAGATCCACCGAGCGACCGAGGTTCGGATTGACCATTGACCACGTGGCCCGGTCTTTCCAACCATTGTCCTTCGCCAGCTTCTCCGGCAGTTCGTAGAGCACCGGGAGCAGCGGCAGATCGAGGATGCCGTCGCGGACGTCGCGGGCGTTGCGCAGCTCGGCACGGAAGACGCCAGAGGGCGGCTCCTTCGATTGCGTGCTGATCTGCAGCAGAAATCCATCCGGGCGAGCGGCGAGCGCGCCCCGGATCTCAACGAACACGTC